AGTTAGGGGTTTTATTGAAGGTGACACAAGACCTAACCTGATTATAGTAGATGATTTTGAATCAGAGTTAAATGCTTATACACCAGAGGCTAGGGCTAAAAACAGGAAATGGATGACAGAAGCTGTTATACCTTCCCTTTCTGATGAAGGGAGGATTGCCATGATTGGCACTGTAATATCAGAGGATTGCTTCTTATGTTGGGCTAAAGAGTCAAGTGCTTGGAATGTTTTATGGTTTTCCATATGGGATGATGACGAAAAGAGTATTTGGCCTGAAAGATTTCCACGAGACAGGATATTGGCCATAAAGGATGAATTTTCATCCGTAGGAAATATTAATGGATTCTATCAAGAATACATGAATATAGCCCAATCTCCTGAAGATGCACCATTCCAGCCAGATTGGATTAAAATGCATCATTATGATTATAAAAGAATAGATGGACAAAATTGTTTAATTAAGAATGAGGGGTTAGAAAATGAAAAAATCAAACCTGTGGAGTTATATACTGGGGTTGACCCTGCGAGCTCTTTGTCTGCTAGGGCTGATTATTTTGTTATCACTACTATTGGAATTGATTCGGACAATAACAAGTATATAGTAGATATATATAGAAATAGAATATCACCAGCACAGCAGCCTCAATTAATAATAGATACCTATAAAAAGTTTAAACCTAGAAGAATTAAGGTAGAAACAGTAGGTTATCAAGAGGCTTTAAGAACTGCAGTAAGAGAATTAATGAGAGAAGAGAGTTTGTATATACCAGGCCTTGAGTCTGGTGTAAAACCTAGAAATAGTAAATCAGAAAGGTTATTATCACTAGTACCATTGTTCGCAAAAGGGACTTTTTACTTTAGACCAGAAGATATTAAAGCTCAGCAAGAGTTCTTGTCATATCCAAAAGGAAAGCATGATGATATAATGGATGCTATTTGGACTGCTTTAGATGGGGCAAAACCTTGCAGAAGAAGTGAGTTAGAAAAAATATCTGATGAAGATTGGAGAAATAAAGAGAAAAGTCTTGATTGGATGACAATGTAGTGGTAAATTAGGCATATGGCATATACTAAAAAAGATGGTGAATCTAATGATAATATTGTTAATGATACGTTAGACCTGTTCGATAAGTATTCTAGCAAAAGAGACATCTGGGCGCAACACGCTAAAGAAGATAAAGAATTTAGATTAGGAAGACAATGGTCTAAAACTCAAAGAGATACTTTAGAAGCAAGAGGTCAAGCTGCTATTGTTATAAATAGAGTTCATCCAGCTGTAGAATCAGCTAAAGCTATGCTTACAGCTAATAGACCTTCATTTAGAGCTGCTCCAAGAGAAGACTCTGATAATAAAGTAGCTCAAGTAATGAGTGCTTTACTTACTTATATGTATGATATATCAGATGGAAGAACAGTAATTCGTCAAGCAGTTGATGATTACTATGTTATGGGTGTGGGTTACCTACAAGTATATCAAGACCCAATGATGGATATGGGTAAAGGTGAAGTATGCTTTCATGATGTAGACCCATTAGATGTGTATGTTGACCCTAATAGTCGACACAGGCTTTTTGATGATGCTGAAAATATAATAGTTTCTAAGCTATTTACTAAAGAACAAGCTAAAAAGCTTTGGCCTTTATACTCTAAAGCGATTGATAATGCTGCAGATAATTCTGGAAATAGGATTGATTGGGATGCTCCTGAAACTGGAAGAGAAGATGATGGTGAGGTTCAATTTCCTGAAGATGTTGGAAGGCTTGACAATCAGAATTACATAAGAGGATATGAAAGATATTACAAAGTTGATGTAACTGAATATAGAACATTTGAAAAGTTCTCTAAAAAAGAAGAACTACTAAGTGAAGATGAGTATAAGAAGTATGCAGAAAGACCAGCTTGGATGATACAAGGTCAGATAATAACAGATGAAGATACTGCTAATAAGATGTATCAACAATTATCAATGCAAAGACAGCAAATGATAGCTCAGAAGATGGAAGAATTTCTTTATCAGGGTTTCCCAGAAGATGAGTCTAAAGTAGCGGCTGAAAATGAAGTTCCTGAGATTGAACTTGATACTTTAACTTTTGAAGCTTTAATAAAACAAGGTCAAATAGATATTGTTAAAATTACTACTAAGAAAGTTAAACAATGTGTTGTAATGGGAGATAAGCATTTATATTCAAGAATACTTCCTTTAGAGCAATATCCGTTAATACCTATTATGAATGTTCATACAAGGACTCCTTACCCTGTTTCAGATGTAAGGATGATTAAAGGATTACAGGAATATATAAATAAAACACGTTCTTTGATAATAGCTCATGCTACGACAAGTACTAATACTAAGATATTAGTTCCCGAAGGGAGTGTCGACATGAAAGACTTTGAAGAAAAATGGTCACAACCAGGTGTAGCAATAGCATATGACCCAACTGATGGAGCTCCTATGCCAGTTCAACCAACACCTCTTCCAAATGAATTGTATCAAAATGAGCTAACTGCTAAGAATGATATTGACCATGCTCTTGGTTTATATGAAATGATGATGGGAAATTCGCAGGCTGCTCCTCAGACATATAAAGCTACTATATCTATAGATGAGTTTGGTCAAAGAAAGATGAAGTCTAAGCTAGCTGATATAGAAGCGGCATTAGTTAGGGTTGGTCAAGTAGCTATTCCTTTAATGCAACAATTATATACAACTCAAAAAATATTTAGAGTTGTTCAACCAAATAATTCATTGTCTGAGTATGTTATAAATAAAAGTTTAGTTGATGATAAAACAGGTGAAATTGAAATTGTAAATGATATAACTATAGGAAAATATGATGTTATAGTTGTAGCTGGCTCTACAATGCCTTCTAATAGATATGCAGAACTTGAATTTTATATGGATGCATATCAAAAAGGGATTATAGATAGACAAGAAGTTCTTAAGAAAACAGAAGTTTTCGATATGGAAGGTGTAATGCAAAGAACTGATATGATTGCTCAATTGCAAAATGCATTAAAGCAATCTCAAGAAGAGAACAAAAAACTTAAAGGTGATATGCAAACTAGAGATAGGGAAGCAGTTAACCTTAGGAAAAGAGTTGAAGTTGAGAAGTTTAAAGGAGATTTAAATCAGGTTAGTGAAAAGGCGAAAGCTGCTGGTACTATCTTTGAAAAACGACTTGATGACAACTTAGCTACCGTTAAAACGCAGATAAGAGATTCTGCAAAACAATTAAGCTCACCCTCTGGTGGTAGCAAAGGGGCAGCTAAAAGGAGAAAGAAATAATGACACAAGATAATATACAAAAAGATACCTCTCAAGGAACTACTAATGAACCTCAATACAATTCTTTAGAAGAAGCTGTATTCGGTGGTGATGGAGTAGTAAACGAGAGTTCTAACAACGATATTACAAGTGCTTTTACTAGTGGTAATGAAGGAAATACTGAAGCAGCTCCAGTAGAAACTGGACAACCTGTGATAGGTAATAACGAGAATAATCAACAACCAGTTCAAGAAAATACATCTAATGATGACACAAGGTATCAATACTGGCAGTCACAAGCAGATAAGTATAAAAATGAATTGGAACAAGTTAAGCAACAACAAGTAGCTCCAGCTCAACCTGCAGCTCCTGTTCAACCTGCTGAACCTAGAGTTGAGGAATTTCCTCCAGCTCCTCCAAAACCACAACAACCTAGAACATTCAATAGGGAAGAAGCTTATGCTGACCCTAATAGTGAAAGTGCTAGGTATTTAGACGAGTTAGAAGGATGGCGTGATAATATAAATGAATATAATTCACTTAAATCTCAATACCAAACAGCTGTTATTGAAGAGAAATTCAATAAAATGGAACAAACTAGAGTTGATGATGCTAAAAGACAACAAGCTTATCAACAACAAGCTAGTCAACAAGCTGAAGTTAAATCTCATGTTATGGGAAATTATGGTATGAATGAAGGTGAAGCTAATGATTTTATGCAAAAAATGTCAGACCCTAGCTCAATAAATGTTGATAACTTAGTTCAATTGTATAGGATGCAACAAGGAGGGGCAGCACCGCAAAATAATGCACCTGCACAGCCTTCTGCTTCTTTTCAACAAACAAAGAATGCACAGCAAGTACCATCTCCTATGGGAGTAATGCCTTCTGGACAATCTAATGTTGATAATACATCTTTTGAAGATAAAGTTATGGACAACTTGATAGGGAATTTTAATAGTAAAAACCCTTGGAAATAGTTTAATAAACCGCCCTACCCGAAGGTCTAATAAGACAGCTGAAGATGGGCAATTAAAGGATGGTAAAAAATGGCAGACGCTAGTATTTTTAGTACTAGCTTTGGCAACTCACCTCAAGGTGTATCTATTGATGATACAAGACGTAAGTTTAACTTTGGCGAAAGAGTTGCAGAGCTAGCACCACAACAAAGTCCATTCTTCGTATATTTATCGAAGGTGGCAAAAAAAGCTACTAATGACCCTGTGTTCAAATTTCTTGAACAAAGACATCAGTGGCAAAGACGTAATTTTGTAGTAACAGAAGCATTTGACCCAGCAGCAGAGGCAGTAAGTGAAGTGATGGCTGCAGGTGTAGATTTACACATTGGTCAATATGTTGATAGTTATGGTAAAATTACATCATCAACAAACCCTATATATGCTGTAGTACCAGGATGTGTACTCGCTGTAGCTAATGACGATGGAACAGTAAGACGTTTCAAAGTTTTAGAAACAGCAACAGTTGAAAACAATGCAGGTTCAGCAGCATCAAATGGGGCTTATATTAATCATGATACTACAAATGGACATACTGAAATTACAGGTGAATCATTAATACCTTTAGTTGATGCAGTAGCAACAGCAGAAGCATGGGCTGTTGGTAATAAAGGTCAAATCATTGGTAGTGCATGGATGGAAGGAACTGATAGTCCTGTTGGTTGGGAAGATAAATTATATGACAGAGAAGGATATTGTCAAATCTTCAAAACTGGTATGAATATCTTTTCTGGAACAGCTTTAGCTACAGAGTATAGAGGTATAGCTAATGAGTTTCAAAGAATCTGGCAAGATAAGTTAATGGAACATAAAATGGATATTGAACAAGCTATGTTGTTTAGTGCAGGTGCAAGTGATACTGCAACTGATGCAACAAGTGCAGGTCCTGTAAGAACCAGTTGGGGTATTTTACCTTATACTGAAACTTATGGAAAAGTCTATAATATGTCTTATGCTTCATCTGGTTATGATGCGTTTTTAGATGCAATGGAAGATTTCTTTGCTCCTGAATCTGGTAATAGTGGTAACAAACTAGTACTAGCTTCAAGAAAAGTTATTACCTATTTGAACAAATTAGGTAATGGAAGTTTTCTAAATAATTCTGTAGGCTCATCTCAATATCGTTTAGATGTTGCTACTGTTCCTGGTGCTTTTGGGCATACAGTAACTGTAGTTAATACTATATTTGGTAATCTTCATTTTGTGGCAGAACCTTTATTAAGGGGACCATGGGAAAATTACTGTGTAGCTGTCGATATGAAAAATGTATCTTATAGACCACTTGTGGGTAACGGTGTTAGTCGAGACACCTTCATTGAGACTAATGTACAAGACAACGGCGTTGATGGTAGACAAGACCAAATCATCACTGAAGCTGGCTTGGAAATTAGTGTCCCTGAAACTCACGCAATTCTTAAGTTTTCTTAAGGGAGGAGTAAATTATGGCTTTTACTAAAACTAGTGCTAATGGTAAGACAGTATATCAAGAATCATATACTTTACCAGCAAGTGCAACAATAGGCTATAGTACTGAGATAGACTTCCTTAAGTTTGACTCAAGTTTGGCTAATAAAAAAGTAGCGATTGTATTGAATGCTAGTGCTGTTTCTGGTACTAACTTAGACATATCGTTATATGGGACTTGGGAAGCTGGAGGCTCTAAGGTCACTTTAGTATCTGATACTTTAGTAACTGATATTACTGCAACAGGTAATAATGTTGATATTCTTGACTTAAATGCTTATCCTATGCCTTATTATTATATAGGGTGGACGGCTGATGCTGATGAGAGTGCAAACACTATTACTTTAACTTGTATTGTTGATGAAGACAATGTGGGGATGGTATCTGGTGACTTTGGTGGTATAGGAGCTGACCCATCATAGTGGTTAGTTTAACAATCGTAGATGGGGCTTCGGCCCCATTTACACAAATTTTAAAAGGAGAGAAATTATGGCTGCTGAAAAATTAGGTGGCAAATGGAGTAAGGGAGCAGATTTATCATTGGGTGATGCTACAATACGAGATTATACAACGGGTACTGACCTTTCTGCTAGTTTATCAAAAACAATGGGTAATTATTGTGCTTTTGATATGGATGGAGGAACAGATGCTGATTATACAGAACCTTTTGATTTTCCTATTTTAGGAGACTTTATGGTAATAGTTAATGCGACAGGTTTAAATTTAGGTGCTGCAACTACAATGGATGTTAGTGTTCAAGGTTCTGCAGACGGAGATAATTGGGTTGATTTACATACAGATATTTTAGATGGAGTAGCTATTGATGATGTAATGGCAACTGCTGTATATGATGCTGATGCAAAAGGTATTATGCCTTATATGAGACTTGAATTAACAGCTGCGTCTAATGCTAGAACAGAATCAATACTACTTCAGATTGACCCATTGCATAAAGCTATATAATGGCTAAGAAATTAGCTAATAGATTTTCAACTAGTATAGGTAATCCTTGGCATGGTACCAAGATAGATACTAGAAGAAAGTTAAATTTAAAGAATAAGAAAAAAGGTAAATAATGGCACAAGGTGGAAACTTAGGACAAAGAATTACAGACTTAATAGGAGCTATATATAGTACTGATGTTGATTACGAAGGTGATTTAATTAATGCTGCTATAAATGAAATAGCAGATATGCTTCCTATTGAAGTGCTTGCCAAATATTCCAAGACTCCTGGAGTCCTTACTTCTGCATCTGAATGGCTTACTGAAGGTCGTAAAATACTAAAGGTTACAAGAGTAGATGCTAACAGCGGTGGTATTGAAAGAGAGTGTTTAGGTGTTGATAGAAGAGGATTTGCGGTAGCAGGAGACAGTGGTAGTATATATGAAGCTACTGCTTATAGTCCTATCTTTCATCACGATACAGCTAATGATGGAGCGTCTACACTTAAGGTTTTACCTGTACCTACTTCTGACCAACAAGCAAAAATTTGGTATTTTACATATGTTACATCTACAGCGCCTGATAGTGATATAACGGATTTAACAGAAGCTACTTTAAATACTACAGTATATTTGCCAAATAACTTAATACATGCTATATCTTTAAAGAGCAGTGTTAATATACTTAAAGCTTATATAAGCAATCAAGTTCAAGATGAAGAAGATATAGAGCTTATGCAGATGATAACTAATCAAATGCAATTATTAGAAAAAGATTTTATGACTGAAATGCAAAGATATACAGGTAAGGAAAAACCAGAGGGAGAATAATGACTGCTAAACAAATGATAGAATTAATACAACAACATCACCCTCATATAGGAGAAACAGAAGCTTTATTATTACTTAACGAAGTTAAAGACGAATTCTGTGAAAACACAGAAATAACCAAAACTCTTAGTACTGGATTAACAACAACTGCAGGGCAATTATTATATGATATATCTTTGGGTCCTGATTCTGGAAGCGCAGGTATTTTAAAAATAAATAAAGTATGGATAGGAGATGCTGGTGGAACTTCTGGAATATTAACTAAAAGGCTTCAAGGAACACTTAAATTAAAGGATATAACATAATGGCTAAAAAAGTACAAAGAGGTTGGTTTACAGAGATTGTTAGTGGAGATGTTAAATTAGCTTTAGTTGAAAAAACATCTAGAACTGTAGATGGAATTACTGATGAATGGCAAGCACTAACAGAATCAAGTTTAGGTATTTGGATAGAAGGAACTATAAATGAGGCAGATTTATCGTCTACAGCAAGCACATGGAATGATATATCTGATAGATACCATAAATCTATAGTTGATAAAGTTATAGGAATGGGGTATAGAGACCCTAGAAATAAAGACTTGCAAAGTGCAGAGTATTTTGAAGCTTTATATTTAAAAGGTGAAAAGAGAGCTAAAAAAATGGCAAGGAGTCATTATTATGAAGGCTCTGGAAGAATTATACCGCAAGATTTCTAAAAACTAAGGGGGTATACTATGGATTGGTTTCAAATATTAGATAGATACGGTATTGCAGTAGCAGGTTCAGTAGCTATGGGTTTTTATATATGGAAATCAACTAAGTTTATCCAAGATGAATTAACAAGAGAGTTAAGAGAGTCTTTTGGTAGGATTGAAGGTATATTAGTCAAGCTAATAGACCAACAAAAGAAAATGCAATTAGAACAAAAAGGATTAGAGAATAGTTATAAAACACTAGTGGAAGTAATTGCTAAGCTAAGTGGTAACGGATTAAAAGATAAATTTTTAAGGATGCAAGAAAGAAATGACAACAAAAAATACTAAAGACGATTTAATAATATCACATTTAGAATATATTAGAACTAGGGTTGACCAAATCAATGGAAGAGTCAGAGAAAATGAAAGACAAATATCTTGGATTAGAGGTATAGGAGTATCATTTATTTTCATTTTTAGTTCTGTAATGACATGGCTTGGCTTAAATAAGTGACAAACTTAGGCTACTTTATATTAGGCTTTATAGTAGTCTTTTTTGGAGGTCTTTGGTGGCTTGGTAAGTGGGAAATGTTTGATATTTATTTTAATGATGATGAAGATTGGGATTTTTAAATGATACAAGGAATGGTTTTGAAAATGATTATTAGTGCAGCAGTAAAGGCTATTAAAAAAGCCCCTGATAAACTTATAGCTAGTGACCATGAAAAAAGAATTAAAGTTCTAGAAGATTTAGCTCATCCAAAGAAAGAGTTAATATGTAAATGTTGCAAAGAAAAAGGAGAATAAATGAAGTCACTATTGATTAATGCTTTAAAGAGTTTGTTTAGTGAAGATATGATAAAAGCTATTGTTGTAGCTTTAGGTGATTATCTAGTAGCTAAAAGTTCTAATAAACTTGATGATAAGCTTTGGGCTCAAGTTAAGAATCGCCTAAACTAAGAAATGATGAAAGAACTTTCAACTAGAATGGTGTTAGTAGTTGACTTAGTAGATAGAGTTAAAGGTAAAATACTAGATAAATTAGTACATAACCAAAAACAAATCTACAAAGATAGTCCAGGCCATTGTCCTAACTGCAACTGTGATGAGGTGGTGGGAGTTGAAATAATGGGTGCCAAAGATGGAGTCCTACTCTGGGAATGTGAAAGTTGTGATGATATGTTTTTAAAATACGAACCCGATAAAACTGAGATAGAATTACAGAGTGCTAAGAATTGTTGGACAAATTCTGATGATTGGGGTTACGTTCCTAGGAGTAAATTTAACTAGGAGTTTTTTGATAAATGAAGAAAACTAATAAAGGGGTGATTAAAAGAGCAATCATCACTCCAGATAAACACGCGCCTATCCACGATAAGGCAGCGATAAATGTAGTTAAACAAGCAATAGAGCTTGTAAAGCCCGAAATATACGTGGATTTGGGCGATTTAGGTGAGTTTAGTAGTGTATCCCACTGGCAATGGAAACGTAAGAAAAAACCACCATTAGAGTACATTATGCCTAAAGTTGATGAAGATATAGAAGAAGTTAATAAGTTACTTGACATAATAGATGAATCTTTGGATAAAGTGAATTGTAAAGAAAGACACATATGTGCAGGGAATCATGATGAATGGTTAGATAGATTCGTAGAAGAGCATCCTTATCTAAACTATCGCTTTGAAAAAGTATGTAGATTCAAAGAGAGAGGATACAAGTATCACCCACCTGGGAAGTATCTTAAAATAGGAAAGCTCTATTTTTATCATGGGCACCATTTTGGTGGTCAATACCACGCAGCGAATCATCTGAGAAAACTAGGTGCCAATATAATGTATGGTCATCATCATTCCCTGCAACAAGATAGTGTGACTTTTATGGATGGACCTAAGTCTGCCTGGTCACTTGGATGTTTAAAGGATATGTCTGCTGAGAAGAATCAGTGGTTAGGAGGCAGACAACATAAATGGGCACATGCATTTGCTATAGTAGATTATTATTACGGAGGAAGATTTACTGTAGATATAGTGCAAATAATAGACGGTAGAACAACAGTATGGGGGAAATTGCTAGATGGAAATATATAACATAACAATACCAGAGGATTATTGGACATCTTCTCATAAAGTAGAATGGAGCTAAATGCCTAGACAATTAAAGGAAATAAAAAACTTTAATCTTGGAACCGTATTGAATGTATCTGAAAAAGATACTCCAAAGCATTCATCTGTATTCTCTTTAAATATTAATCCTGTATCGGAAAATGGTATATTAACTTCTATTAATTGTGACAGATTGTTTTTACCTACTCCTGAGAATACAACAACTGCAAGTTCTCCAATATCTTGGAACTCTGTAAATAATACTAGCACATCATCTTTATCTGATTTGCATAAATTTCATATAAATGATATAGCTATATTTGAAGAAAATAGTTCAGCTAATCTTTCTTATATTGGAACAAAGGGGCACAAAGAGAATGTTATAGTTACAGATATTAGACCTTGGTATGAAAAGGCGATAGCACTTGATGGAAGTCAATTAACATTTTATCCTACAACTACAGTATCATTAACAGATAATTATATTAGCTACACAGGATTAGACTCTACAATATCTGAAAGCTGTAGTCATATTGTATTTACTAATTTTGTTAATGGAGTAGCAACTATGGAAGTAGATTCATCAAATGCAACTAACCATGATGAAGATGAATTTACAATAGTAACTCCTGATGGTCGAAGTGTAATTTATCAAATAGAAAAAGACGATACTCCTAGTGGAGTTGCTACTGGTGATATTGACAGTGGAAAAACTATGATTAAAATACCTACTGGTAGTATTTCAAATATTGCTACTCAAATAAAAGCAGGTATAGAGCATTCAAATGGTCATGGAGCCAGAATAACAGCTGTTTTATCAAACAAAGATTATTCTAATGATTTAATTACTCTCACATATACTCAGAAGCTTATGCATCAATATCTACTCCTTGATAACTATTTTAGTCTTGCTACTGGTAGTTATGATGGCAATGAGGTTATGAAAGTTGAAAGTGTAGATGAAAATAATAAAAAAATATTTATTAAAA